AGTCGTAAAAAGAATCTGTATTTATTGGCGTATTATCTAATCCAATATAATCAGTTGTGGTGTCTGATTTGTCATAAAACTCTTTTTTGCTAGGCACCCGACTCAACACCTTGTCCATGCCTCTCTGCTCAGCGACTTCTAGCGCAGCAGCTATGTGGTTTTTACATTTATCAGTCCATGTTTTAAACTTGGAATCAAAGACCATTGGCACGTCAATTTCAGTTATACAAAGTTTCCAAGTTTTATTTGCAATCTCTTTTATGTCGTTTCGAGCGACATGTTCTTTTGATGTGTCGTTTATTTCAGATTTTTGCGACATATGCTCCTCAATCATCTCCACAAGTTTGCGTGTAGCCATGCCGCAAGAGAGATTGTCTATCTGATGGGCCTCGCAGTATTCTATCCACGTTTTTACTAGAAGCTCTGTGGTGTTCATGGCTTTCTCACAATCCACCCAAGAAGTGCCTTCATCCAAAAGCGTTTCCAAGCACTAGGGTATTTAGAGGGTTCGCTTATTACAAACATGATATTTGTATCGTCTAGCATGATGTAATAAACGGGCTTTGGCATCTCTATCTTGCTAAGGATATGTCCATCTGCAAACTTTATTTTCTCTTTCATTCTAATTTTATCCTTCCAGCTCTCAGGCACGAATGCTGTGTATCTAGTCATTTAATATTTTCCATTTTATTCTGATACCAAACATGCGCCCACCTTAATCCTTGAGTGTATGCGTTTAACCATTCTTTAGAATTTTCAAACTTAGGTTCTGACAGAATAGCTAAGCGCTCTTTCTCCATTAGGGTATATTCGTCTCGACTCGGCAATCCTTCAATCCTGGCTTGTTTAAACGCATTCTCTATGGCTATTGCAAGTCTGTTAAAATCATTCGCAAATCTAAACGAGTCATCATAATCACTTAATATTTCAAGTGCGCGTTGTTCGTCGGTCATTTCGCTTCATCACCCGCTGGCGCTTTTATTAATCTAATCACAGCTTCACCATCTACTGAAAAATCTATGTAGCCATACTCCTTGATTGCTCGTGGTATATTTTCAAACGACTTGCACATATCGCGATAAAACGTTTTATAAATCATCAACTCAGCTTCTAGTTTTGTTCGCTCTATTCGCCATTGAGTTATAGGGCTAAACTCTGTTTGAATATTTACATTAGTATAAGTCATTTTAAATCCTTAATAATAAGAAGAATATTTTGATAGGCATCTAATGTGCCGATAATCATTCCAGCCATGCGTGAGTTTTTATCAGAACACTCTTTGAGGTTTTCTTTTTCAATCTCAATTTCTTCGCTAAGTATGTTAACTAAAGTCTCTAGCTCAAAGTTAGCATTCATAATGTGGCCCACCAGTCCCACGCTGCGGGATCGTCTGATGAAAAAGCATATTTTGCAATCTGACCTTCGAATCCAGTAACCCACATCTGACCCTCATGAAAAAAACCTTTCGCAAGTAGTCCTGTTTGCTGGCACTTCCATATCGCTATCGTGCAGGGGTTCATTCGTCTACCTCTATTTCAACAGCAGGATACTCTGTTAATAGGCGAACTGTATTGCGATTAGCGCTTTTCGCACTTTCTATTGAGCAATATAAATATGATGATATGTAACACTCATTGTCGCCAGCTTTAATAATAGCAGGCCACATTTTAACGATGCGCTTTTTCTTGGGCTCTTCGTATAGCTCCCAGTCGTCAGCTACAATTTCATCTGGATTAAGAATTGTATACATTCCATTTGACGATAAAAGCTCTCCATTCTTTATGTATATAAAAACATTTTTGACCCATAAATCTCTACGAATCTTTTTGCCTTGCTCTAACAGAGCCGTTGCTTGTGAAAATTTCATATAATTAAATCCCAATGTGAAAATCTGTCGTCATGTATTCCTGAAACTACTTCCACTATTTCTCCATAAGGTATTGGCCTTTTATCAAAATAATCTTTTTTAGGAGATGACTCCCAATTAAGAAGACTAATCTCTTTTAAAGAAATGCCTACTTCAACATCCTTAACATTCCAGCAATGGATATTATTTGCGTGATCACAAATACAATAAAAAAGAGTTTCATTTAAATCATTTATTACTGTTTCAACTATAATATACCAAATTCCCGTTACTAAAATTATTGATCCTTTAGAGGGTTTAAACTTTATATTAATCATAAAAATAAATCTCCTAGCTTCTTCCAGAATAAAATAATCACCGACAGTGTTACCATGTAAATTATGAAGAGTGTCATGTGATTAAAATGGACGAAGAAAGCCCATCACCCTCATGTTGCCCGTTGCTGTTGTTGATCGTGTTCTGTAGTAAATCCCCTCGCCGTCAGCCATGTTGCCATCACCAGTATTCGCCTCGCACGTTCCCATCTTCTTATCGTTCCACTCAAGCATAACCCCCGTGTGACCCGAAGAAGTGTTCCCGTGTTTCCAAACAACTATGGCTCCTGTTGCAGGTATCTTTTTAACTCTGCATGATTTTGGTGTCTCATTGAAAACAGTTTGGCAGTGCTCACTCGCGTAGATTAGGGATTTAATACCTGTCTTCTTTTCTGCGTAAGCAAGCCAAGTCTGAATTGCTGCCATACAATAAGGCTCTCTGTCTGCACTCCCATCTACAGTCTTTTGAATAAGCTCTATGTAAGTCCCAGCGTTATACGAAGATTCCTTAATCCCCACACACGATTCTGCAGCTAAGCGAAACACAGTGCGTGCGTCTTTCGTTTCAATCGCGTGAATCGCTAACCCGTTGTTCGCAAGCTTTGCGTCTATGAATTGTTCCATTTTCTTTTCTAAAACTCTCTTACCCATTTTTTTCTCCTTGAGGTTTAAACTCTTCTATCTCTTCTCTTCCTGAGAACTTAACTAATTTGATATTCTTTTTCTCTGATGTGCTTAGAAACTTAACGTAATTCTTTAATTCTTTTTGCTCATGAATAGACGCACCTATTAGGGGAAACATCTTGTTAGCCATTTCAATAGCAACAATCCCTTCCTCTAGTGTGTCTTTGTCTACATCAAGATAAGCGTAAACTGTTGTTATTTGTTTCATTTATATAAACATAGGAACAACTTCTTCTCGTTCCGACTCCTCTATTACTTCTTCTTCATCGTCTTCGTTGTCCCATGTTTCATCGGGCCAGTTTGATATGTTCGAACTTGCACACATTGAACATACTTTTAGGACTTCGTTATCCCACGTCTCTTGACCACAATCGCTACACTGATGATGCATTTGGCTCATGTTTCCTTCTTTTTCTTTTTAGCTTTCTTTCCGTTTTCACGAGCGGCTTTTGCTTTTGCTTCAGACTTAACAGAGCCGCCTTTAGCACCTATGCTTGCTAGGTATTCTTTTACTTTTTTGTTCATTTTTTCATCCATACTTTACTTTTACCAAGGTGTTGAAGGAATAGTTTTTCAGGTTTGACTAGAGCTTTATTCTGTTGATTTATAATAGACTCTCGTATCTTTTTAAGGCTCCTTGCTAAGTTCACCATAGAATAATTTAGGCCAGCCCTAAGGTCGCTGTCTCCCCAGCAGACACCTTCATATTCATACAAAGCAGATGTGACTGTTTCTAGCTGCTTCTCAGTGAGTGTAATTTTAAAGCGCTTCATCTACTAAACGTCCCCGCTATAATCCCGCAATTCACATCTATAGATGAGCTTGATTTAACAAAGTACGAACATGAAAATGTGCCGGGTATCGATCCACACGATGATGTAGAGCTTGTCTTTATAACGGATATTGTGTTTGCGGTTGAAGTAAATGATCCCGTTACAGTGCACGAGCCCGCTAGGTAGGTCACACTTGCTCCGTTAAAGTTAATGTATTCATCAACTCCCGGATTGTTTTTTATATACGTGCCAGCGAGTCCGTTCGTGCCAGCCGTGTCACTGCCCCCGCCTCCGCCACATGATGCTAGTAAGAACATTATGCTTATCGTTTTTATATTCATAGATACCATTATAGTCCAAGCCGATTGGCTTCGTCAATAGGATGTAACTTGTTGATTTCCCTATATGCAAGAACTTCCTTCCAAAACTCTTTACATCTTCTTTTATGAATAATTATAAAACTCTCATCCCTTGGCACCAAAAAACTCTTCATCCTATCACCCTCGCCCATAACCATATAACCCTCAAGCGCATTACTGCACGCGTACTGATGTTGCATCTGACAGAAGTAAGCTATCGGAATTATCCCAGCCTCATACACCTTTTTCCCAACAAGCTTGCACTCAATAAATACTGTCTTATCTTTTGATAATCCATCAAGGCTTGCTCTCATGTAACTATACCTGTGGTGAACAACATTGGCCGACTCAAAAGGGTCATCAATAAACTTCTCAACAAAATAATTCATAGCAAAATAAGCACGAAGTCTCGGCTCCATAGCCTGCCCACGCTGCTGAATAAAACTTGATCCATTATCTGTGGGCGTAGCTCTACACTTCTCTTGATAAAGCTCTTCGTACTTCATGTACGGTGATAGCCCGTGAAGTGCTGCGGCCTCTGAACTTCCTATCCCTTGATGCCGACTCAATAGCCATTCTTGTCTATCCATATTTGTTGACAGACCCTAATACAATGTTCTACGTTGTACAACGTGAAGACTAACGCAACACTGCAAGACCTTAAACAATTTATTAAAAACGGTGGATCAAAAAACATACTCGCTGAAAAGTTTGGATACGCTAGCTCACAGACCATTACCAAATGGCTGATGCGTCGGCGTATCCCAAGACACGCTCAGAAGAGACTGTGGGAATTACTCAATGACTCTAAAAATTAGTTCCGGAATTAAACAACGGCCTTATTTTATTTTAGCCTATGGGCCGCCAACTTCCGGGAAGTCAACGTTCGCCTCTGAGGCCCCGTCTCCGATATTCATAGACGTAGAGCGCGGCACGGGTAGAATAAAAACTCAGCGCTTCGATGACATTAAGTCATGGGATGACATTTTGGCTGCAATTAAATATCTTAAAGAAGAAAAGCACGACTTTAAAACAGTTATTATAGACACGCTTGGAGCAGCAGAGGCATTATTAATTGAGAAGATATGTCGTGATGAAAAGGTTAAAACAATTGGAGAAGCCTTCAATGGTTATGGTAAGGGGTATGAATACGCACTCACTCAATGGGGCACTGTTATCAACTCCCTTAATGAGCTGCGGGACTCTGGGCTTAACGTAATTGTAATCGGTCATGCTGAAATAAAAACATTCAATGACCCAAACCACGCATTACCATACGATAGATACGTACTTAAGCTACAAGAAAAGGCCGCTGCAAAGTGGCGTGAGGTTGTAGACAGTATGCTCTTTATGAACTTTGAAGATTCTGTTTTTAAAGTAAACAAAGGGGATAGAAAAGCCAAAGCCACAGGCGGAGATGTTCGTAAAATATATACTCAAAGAAGGGCTGCTTACGACGCTAAGGACAGGTTAGGCCTTCCGCCTGAATTTGCATTGTCATGGAGTGAGTTTGATCGCCTTGCTCAAATAGGCGAGCCCGACAATATTGAAAACATTGAATCAGACCTCAAAGCAATCATGGAAACACTACCTAAAGAGACATCTGATAAAATGAAACTCGCCATTGAGAAAGCAAACAAAGATGTTAATCAACTTATTAAAATTAGAAACTACGCACGCACAATAGGAGAAGTATAAATGACAAACCAAATACAGCCCGGGACATACAAAGCGCAAGTTAGAGACGCACTTGTTAAAGTAATCGGCAACAAAGGCTCACAAGCTTTTGTCATCACATTCGAATTAGATGACGGTAGATCAATTGATTGGAATGGATGGATGACTGAGAGGGCTTACGAGCGCACAATGGATAAGCTTGCTGAAATAGGCTTTGATGAATCCATTCCACCATTCACCGATAAAAATAATGAACCATATTTTAAAGCATCTCACTTTAAGGAAAAATTATTTGAGCTTGTTATTGAAAACGGTGATCCCGATACTAAGGGTCGTATATGGCCACAAATTAAATGGGTAAACGTCCCCGGTAAAACTAAAGCTGCACAAGGAACCATTAAAGGACTCCCTGCAAACTTCAAGGAATCCCTTGCTGCTGCTCGTGCACGCAACGGAATTAAAGCACCCACTCCCACAAAACAAAGTGATAACGAATTGCCGTTCTAGTTCATTAACTCACTGCTCTTTGACTATTTTTTACATTGTCTTTTTTTGTAACTTTTTATGAGTTAGCGTACTTCCCTAGTAGCGAGGGCTAACTCTTAGAGAGGGACTGTATTCCCCTTTTCTTTTAGTTAGCCCCAGCTATCACTAAAGGAATACAGAACGCATGCATCAAAAAATAGACTTTACTCGTTGGACTGAATCAGGCTTTAGAGTTTTTCCAGTTAACGGAAAACACCCCCACTGGGCATCCCTTCCATTAATAGATAACAAAAGATCATGGGCCCCCTTCACTACACGGTGCCCAAGCTCAGAAGAACTTGATAAGTGGGACTCAAGCGATGAACACACAGGCGTTGCCGTACTCACAGGTGAAGTCTCGGGAATCATAGCCCTTGATTGGGACTGCTTTAATGACTACCCGGACATTGTTAAATACATACCCGAATCACCCGTTATTAGAGTAGGCAAATCACCTAAGTGGATGAGGCTCTACAAATATAACCCCGAGCTTCCATCAACAAAAATAAAACTAAGAGTAGTTAACAACATTCAAGACGGGATTGAGGTCTTAACTAATGGACGCTATTTTGTAGCCGACGGCATACATCCCGAAACACACAAGCCGTACTTCTACGTAAGTGAGCATCTTCTAAGTGTAGACAAAAATAAACTCCCCGAGTTTCCATTACAAAACTGGCTACAAATTGAGCGTCTATCAAGACAGTACAGAGAGGGTGTTTCAAGCGTGTCTTCTGCAAATGGAGGACGCCACGATGAGCTTCTCACCTATACAGGTAAGCTCATATCAGCAGGCGTCTCAAAACGTGAAGCCGTTAAACTAATCCACCAAATGGATTCAACCTTTAATGAATCCTATTTTAGTACACACAAGAACACAGCCCCTGATAAAATGTATGACAGCGTTTCTAAAACCCATAAAAAAAATCTTAAAGCAAAACTATTAAAGGCCATTCCTACAGAGGTCGTCACCGAATCAAAAGAACACTCTGTCACCGTGCACGTAGATGATGGCTCGGAACCCGCCCCTAGCTCCGCTGCCGTTGCTAAGTTCTTATCTCTTGGCATGGATGTGTCCGCTCAAGGTAAGCCCATTAAGAATGAGGCCAACGCCCTAAAGCTAGTAAGAAACTGGACACAGGTTCTTCATCCCGACTTTATTTGGTATGACGAATTTCATAAAACATTCTTCACTAAAGGCTTAAATAATTCTGGGCCCCTTGAACTATGGGACAATAAAAAACACCTGATCGAGTTACTCATCATTATTCAAGAAGAGCTTAAGTTCCACGGTCTAACTAAGAATGTATTAGAAGATGCTGTGTTTTCTTATGGTCGTAAACGCGCCCGCAACGAGGTTAGCGATTATATTACAGCACTTCAATGGGACGGGGTGCCGAGAATAAATACATTTCTTCACACTTGTTTTGGTGCTGATGACACTCAATACACACGATACGCATCTAAGAACCTATTAATAGGACTTTTGGCCAGGGCCATGAACCCAGGCTGTAAGCTCGACACAATGGTTGTGCTTGAAGGTAAGCAGGGTAAGATGAAATCCACAGGGCTTAAGGCCTTAGCCGGGGATGCTTGGTTCACGGAAAGCTTTCAAGACCCAACTAATAAGGACTTTTATGTGGGCCTTCAAGGAAAGCTTCTCGTTGAGATTAGTGAACTTGAGAGCTTTAATAAAGCCGACACAACAACCATTAAACGAATGCTTAGCTGCTCCACTGATAGGTTCAGGGCCCCATATGGTGAAATAGCCATGGACTGGCCAAGGCATAACATATTTGTAGGAACCACTAACGACTCAGGATACCTAAAGGACTCCACCGGGAATAGGCGCTTTTGGCCTGTATTAACAAGTAAAGTAGACGTCGATGAAATAGCCTTCTTTAGAGATATGTACTTTGCAGAGGCCTATAGCCGCTTTAAAGCAGGCGAGTCATGGTGGCAAATGCCTGAGATTGAAACCCTTGAGATTCAGGAAAGCCGTATGCAGGAAGACTCTTGGCAATCTACCATTGAGGACTACCTTTCAAGAAATACTCACACTACCGTTAAGGATGTGGCCGTATCTAGCCAACTCTCATTTAAGCTACAGGATGTAAACAAGGCCGTTGAAAATCGCATAGCCGCATGTCTGCGAAAAGCTGGCTGGGTGCCTGCGAAGCCGTATGTTAATGGAAAGCAGATTAGGGCTTGGATAAAAAACAAAGACAACCAAGACATCCCCACTAATTTAGATGTCTTAAAAAAACCCCAATAAATACAACTACAAGACATACAAGACATCTAAGACATCTATTTATATAAGAGTTATATAAAAAGGCTATATATAGGGTATGTATTAGGGTATTACGTAGGGATTATATAAAAATATAGACCTAAGATGAAAAGACATGTCTTTGGATGTCTTAGCTGTCTTGTGTCTTGCTAAGCTCCGCTTAAAATGGCATTAGACCTGACCCAGTGTATAATTAATCAAATTATCTCACTCAAACTAAAGTGAGTTTGCTCAGTTTCTCCCACAACTTTGAGGACATTTAACTCAAAGATCAAAGCATCATTAAAGCCCAACGCCTCAGCCAAAGAATCAATAGATATCTTACAGAACCCATCAACATCCCCAGCCCTTAAATGAATTGCACCCTTCTTCGTCCTCCAATTAGGGCTCATAAGCTTAATGGTTAACGATAGGGGCTTGTCTGTATTGAATCGTCTTAAGCCCACAGTGGTCTTCACAAGAGCCTTGAATGCTTTGCCCTTAGGCTTAAGATAAGCCCCCCCGAACCTAGTCCTGCCGTAACAATGGTTAATACCCGGGGCTAGCATGCCTACCTCTATCTCGAACTTATCCTGCATAAATGAATTAGATATGGTAAACGTAAAAGAGTCTAGGCGGCGTTGGAAGCTGTGGAATAAGGGTCCGTAAAAGACAGGCGTAATGGACTGGTCTGCGCGATTGGTGAAAAAACTCTAAGAGTCCACTGGAGAAACGCATTGAGCATCTCTTTTCTGATTGATTGAAAGAACCGCTTGAGTGGGCGACACCCATAAATTGCCAGAGTCGCGACTGGCCCTAGATATTATTCTACAGATAAGAGATTTTACCGAACACTATTTATACTTTTATTGCCCCGCCGAAGACTGAAGGATTTTTAAATATAAAACAAGCAAGCTTCGGAATATGAGTGATGTCGTAAAAGAAAGATTTTTCACAATCTTCGACGAGGCTATTGCAGTATCGCACCGCTTTTTAATACGCAACAGGGGTTGATTTTGGCATTCATGCGATGCAAAACTGTTATCAAACTGTTATGCGTCAAAATGAATTAAAAAATGTTGTAGATGTTGCAATTTCTAAATTAACTGCTCATCCAAAGAACCCCAACAAACACCCTAAAGATCAAATAGACCGCTTGGCTGAGATTCTTAAATATCAAGGCTTCAGACAACCTGTTGTTGTGTCAAAACGAAGTGGGTATGTGGTCGCTGGTCACGGACGCATAGAGGCCGCAAAGAAAAACAAGTGGGACACTGTACCTGTGGTGTATCAAGATTTCGATGATGACGCTCAAGAGTACGCTCATCTTACGGCCGACAATGCTATTGCAGCGTGGGCTGAATTGCAGATTGATGAGATCAAACTTGATGCAATGACCATTGAGGGAATGAATCCCGATATGCTTGGTATAAAAGACTTGTCATTGGGTGAGGATAAGTACGCAGACAAAGACGCTGATGCTGTGCCTGAGGTTTCGCAAAATGAATGTGGTGTTGAGCTTGGGGATATATACCAGCTAGGCGAGCACAGGTTAATGTGCGGTGATTCAACTGATTTTGAGGCATTTAAAAAATTAATGGCTAACGAGATAGCGGAGTTATGTTTTACTTCTCCCCCATATGCAGACCAAAGAGAATATGGAGGAGATAAGGAGTTAAGCACAAAGCATTTGGCAACCTTCATGCTAGTGGCATTAGATAGTGTTAAATATTTTGCTGTGAATCTTGGATATTCCAGAAAAAACGGAGAAGTGAATCCTTATTGGAATGATTATATTCAAACCGCAAGGGATATAGGATTAAAGTTTTTGAGTTGGAATGTGTGGGATAAAGGAGAATGCGGGTCTATTGGTAATCAAACAGCAATGTTTGGTATTACTCACGAATGGATTTTCGTATTTGGCCAAAGGGCTAAAGACATTATACGTACAGTCAAAAATAAAAGCGCCGGCGAGAGAGCTAATCATACTGGCAATAGGCAGGCAGATGGTTCAATAAAACAAAGCAAAGAACGTACGGTTGCTGATTTCTCCCAATTAAAAACAGTCTATGCATGTACAGCACAAAAAGCGCGTGATGACATTAATCATCCTGCTCGATTCCCTGTAGAGTTCCCTGAGGGGTACATATACGCAATGACAAAACAAAGTGATGGCATATACGAACCATTCTGTGGTTCCGGCAGTACACTCATCGCATGCGAGAAAACAAATCGCAAGTGCTTCGGCATGGAATTAGACCCACATTATTGCTCCGTGATTATTAAACGCTGGGAACAATTCACAAACCAAAAGGCTAAGAAGCTAAATGGCTAAAGGACACCCCAAAGCCCCAGGTGCCACTAGACCATTTGCTTCAGGTAATGACTCAAGACGCAATCTAAATGGTCGTCCACCTGTTGATGTACTCGTTACACAAATTAAAGGTGAGGTTAAAGAGCACCTTATTCGCTCACTAAAAGAGTTTTATATGATGGACGTTGCGCAGGTTATGCGTCTTGCAAATGACAACACAAAAGCTATGGGCGAAAGAATAGCCATGCGCTTCTTGGTCGAAATGGCCAATAAGGGAGATCCCGCTAGGCTATCCTTATTGGCTAGAATTGTGGGAATAGATATGGCTCCAGACGTACAAATAAACACGCAAGTAAACCTCTCGCTAGAGGATCTCGTGACAGCCTCTCACGTTGATGACGATGAGCGGATTGTGGAAGCTGCAAATGGATCTAAGGTTATAGTTAGAAAGAAAAAAGATGAGTAGCAGTTGGAAGACACGATTTGATAAACCAAAAAAATTCAACACTGAAGAATCAGATGCTCTGCTCGCTATGCTTAAATCAAATAGAGATAAGATAGTTGGCGAGTTAAAGGATAAGGCTATCGAAGCAGGACTAACAGTCACTGATGCAGAGATAGAAGAAGCCACAGATAAGCTCTTAAGAAGAGATGAAGATGAGCCGCACACAGATTGAGGATTTAGATATTCCCGATGGCTATGAGCTGTGGGAGTCTGAGTACGATATCCATATATTACCAAGCGAAGAATATTGCCCATTCGAGCATAACGCCGAGTGGGATTGTTTTTGCAATCCAACACTGCTCAACAAATCCACAATTATGGACTGTAGTGAAAGACCTATTTACATGCATAATACCCTCGCGCAGGTTAGAGCTTAGTGTATGCCAGTGGTGAACACATGAAGGTTAAAGTACACACTCCTGAAACATTTTGGAACAGAATAAAAAAATCGGGAGAAAACGACTGTTGGCCTTGGGTAGGGGCAAATCGTGCGGGCTATGGAACAATTAAATATCAAGGTAGGTGGTGGCGAAGTAATCGGCTTGCCTATTTTTTAACTCATAACAAGGAGCCTGTGTACGTTTGCCACACTTGTGACAATCCCCCTTGCTGCAACCCAAAGCACTTGTTTGCGGGGAATAAACAGATAAACGTAGATGACATGGTTCAGAAGAAAAGACACGCCTTTGGAGTTAGGAACCCAAGAGCAGTTCTAACTGATGCCATGGTTTTAGAAATTAGAAGAATATATTCAGAGGAGTATATAACTCAAGCCGATCTATCTAGGCGGCTAAACATAAGCGTTGGGTTAGTCAAAACAGTTATAGCTGCAGAAGCGTGGAAACATTTAAATATAAAACCAATAAGTAAAGGGAAAAGAAATCATAAATTAAGGCCTGAAACTGTAAGGGATATATTCGCAATGTGGAAAACCGGAAGCTTTTTACAAAAGGATATATGTAAAAAATATGGACTTTGCTCGGCGACAGTATCTCAGTTGTTAAATAAAAAATATAGTTTTCAAAATAAGGACTGTGAGTAGAGCGTGAGTAAACGAGATGAAGCCATACGAAATATGCGTCGTTGGCGTCTTGATCCTGTAGCATTTGTACGTGAAGTCTTTAAGGTTGAACCTGATGAATGGCAAAAGAAAGTTCTAACTGAATTTGCTAAGACTCAGCGGATCGCCATGCAAGCTTCAAAAGGAGTAGGCAAGTCTACTGTTCTTGCATGGTGTATATTAAACTTTTTATTAACAAGGCCACATCCAAAAATTGCAGTCACATCTATTAGTTCAGACAACTTAGCGGATGGCTTGTGGTCTGAATTAAGTAAATGGATTGGCAAGTCACCAATGTTTCAAGCGATGTTTGAGGTAACTAAGACAAAGATATTTGCTAAGGAAGCGCCCGAGACATGGTTCTGCTCTGCACGTTCATGGAGTAAATCAGCTGATTCATCTCAACAAGCAAACTCTTTGGCGGGATTGCACGCAGATTATATTCTATTTGTTATTGATGAGGTCGGGGGAATTCCTGACTCTGTACTAGCAACAGCTGAGGCTGCACTCGCCTCAGGTATTGAATCTAAATTATTAATTGCCGGAAACCCTACGCATAATGATGGACCACTATATAGAGCTGCAACAAGTGAATCTCACCTGTGGCATGTGGTTAAGATCTCATCTAATCCGGATGACCCCAATAGATCTACTCGTGTTTCAATTCAGTGGGCTAAAGAGCAGATAGAAAAGTACGGACGTGATAACAACTGGGTTCGCGTAAACGTATTTGGTGAGTTCCCAACATCGTCACTCAACACTCTTCTTGGCCCTGATGAAGTGCGTGCTGCTATGGGTAAGCACTTAACAGAAGACATTTATAATTTCTCACAGAAAAGAATAGGCGTGGACGTTGCAAGATTTGGTGATGACAGGACTGTGATATTCCCTCGTCAGGGATTGGCTGCTTTTATTCCTGTTGAAATGCGTGGAGCTAGAAGTAATGAGATAGCTGCTCGCGTGATGCAGGCAAAAGCAAAGTGGGGATCTGAAGTAGAAATGGTGGATGGAAGCGGGGGTTATGGAAGCGGAGTTGTTGATTCAATGATTCAAGCGGGTGGATCTCCAATGGAAGTTAGCTTTTCAGGTAAGCCAATTGATAATAGATATTTAAACAAGCGTGCTGAGATGTGGTTTTTAATGGCTGAGTGGATTAAGCGAGGCGGTGCACTTCCCAACGTGCCAGAGCTTGTCAAAGAACTGACAACGATTCAATACACGTTTCAAAATGGTAAGTTTAAATTAGAAGAAAAGCAGCAATTAAAAGATCGCATTGGTTTTTCTCCTGACTACGCTGATGCACTGGCTTTAACATTTGCAATTCCTGATCAGCCAGCCCGTCAACCCTGGGACCACTTACGCCCAAACAACAATTACGTCAGCGACTATAATCCGATGGACCCCGAACATTTATAGTTAACGCACTGTGATTTGACGTAGGGTTGAATATTTTAAGAAAACAACCGATGCTAAATTTGAATGCTGTTCAGGGAGGAAAACTTTGTAGACGCGTATGCGGATGCACTGCCTCTCATAAAAGAACATCATAAAGAAATATCAAAATACGATCTTGCACTAGACCCCGATGTTGAGAAGTACGAGAAGCTTTCTGAATTCGGTATCTATCAAGTTTATACGGTGAGATCGGATGAGGGGGAAGAGCTTCTGGGTTACGCGGGATTCTTTGTTTCATCAATGGCTCACTTTAAGAGTCACAAGCAGGCTGTTTGTGATTTGATTTATTTAAAGCCTGAGTTACGTAAACAGGGGGCGGGAAGCGCTTTCATCAATTACATTATTAAAGTTTTCAAAACAAAAGATGTGGATGTTGTATTTTTCAATGTCCCTGACAAGCTTGATTGGAGTGGGACGCTTAAAGATTTAAGCTTTACGATTCACGATCATATGTATTCAAGGAGATTAACATGACAGGAGCAGAATTAATAGTTCCTATTTTCGCATCTATGGTAGGTGCGGGTGCAACGCTTGCAAGTAGTGCAGCGGCCTCAAGCGCAGCAAAGCGTGCAGAAAAACAAAGAAAAGATCAACAAGGAAAGCTTGAGCAAGAGCAAGCAAAGCGTGAGCAACAAGCTGCTATTGATCAAGAGAGAAATGTTGCCGGAGCTAAAAAGAAAACAAAAGCAGGCACGATGGGTGGAAGAGCAGATACTATTTTGACATCCCCTATTGGCGTTGTGGGAGAAGAGACGGCAGCCGCTAAAACTCTTCTAGGTAGCTAAGATGGGTGCAGGAATTCCAGATGGGTCATTGCTTAATGCAAAAAAGAAAGAATACTCCTCTGGCAACGATGTATTAAGTACAACAAAAGCTTACAAAGAATTCTTTGGTGAGATTGGCGGACAAAATAAAACATATAAGAACACAAGTTTTGGCGGCCAATCGGTTATAGATAGTCTTGATAACAATTCATTTAAAATGCCTGGCGGTCAGGCACAAACATTTAATCCGCAGAATCCATTTAATCCATCATCAAATCTAAATCTAAAAGAACAGATTAAAGCGGGCACTAATGTAGGGTTCTACGGGCCCGGGGCATACGACTATTACGTTGCAACGGATGAAGTGCAAAACAAATTACAAAAGTTTGTTCCTTACGGCTTATCAAAAGAAGGCGCTCCTGTAGTTAATGAAGCTGCAGCTCAGGCCTTAGCTGAAAAAGATTTAGCTGAAGGAAAAGCTTTAGAGTTAGAGCAACAAAAGAATAGGGATTTAACATCAAAGAGAACTAAACTAGAAGCTGCTCGCACTAACACAGGTGCAAAGAGAGCTGGACAATCAACAATACTAACAGGCGCTTCGGATCAACCCGCAGGCACGTTACTCGGCGGCAGTTCTAAAACGCTGCTCGGAATGTAAGATGTATAAAAATAAAAGACACAAATTAAATGTAATGCGCACACAGATGGATCTTGAGAGATCAAGCTTCATTCAACACTGGCGCGACATTGCTGATTACATAATGCCTCGTCGTCCTCGTTTCGATATTACAGATACAAACAGGGGCGATAAAAGAAATCAAAAGATTATAGACTCAACAGCATCAATGGCTGTTCGCACACTAAGGGCGGGAATGATGAGTGGCGTAACTTCCCCTGCTCGTCCGTGGTTTAGATTAACTACTCCTGATGCAGGCTTAGCAGAGTACGGGCCAGTAAAAGAATGGCTTCATTTTGTAACTAACAGAATGACCACATCTTTTCTTCGCTCGAATCTTTATAATGTTCTTCCAGCCACGTATGGGGATCTTGGGCTTTTTGCTACAGCACCCCTCATGATTGAAGAAGATTCTAAAGACATAATGCACGCATCTAGCTTTCCAGTTGGAAGCTACATGGTCGCACAAGACTCTAAGGGACGTGTGAATACGTTCTTTAGAGAATTCAGAATGACTGTGAGACAAATCGTAGAGATGTTTGCAGGTCGTCGTGGCAAAGAAATCGATTGGTCGAATATCTCTGTCTACGTGAAGAACCAATGGGACATGAGCAATTACGAAACATGGATTGATGTTTGTCACGTTATATATCCAAACGAAGAATATGTTCCTGGGTCTAACATTGGAAAAGAAAAGAAATTCGCGGAGTGCTACTACGAACGTGGCGGATACTCGGGCCAAGGTGGATCTTATCTTAAGGGCCCTGATGAAGAGAAGTTCTTAAGAGAAGAAGGCTACACATATTTCCCAGTTCTATGTCCTCGTTGGGAATTAACCGGAGAAGATGTTTACGGGACTGAGTGTCCTGGGATGATGGCTCTTGGGGATGTGAAGCAATTACAAAGTGTAGAAAAAAGAATCATGCAAATGATTGAGAAAATGGTTAATCCTCCCATGGTCGCACCTACTTCAATGAAGAATAGTGCGGCTAGTATTCTGCCTAACGGGATTACGTATGCGGATATAAGAGACGGCATGCAAGGGTTTAGACCTGCTCACGAGATTAATCCACGCATACAAGAAGCTGAGATGAAGCAAGATCAAACAAGAACAAGAATCAATAAAGCGTTCTTTGTTGATTTGTTCTTAATGCTTGCGAATTCAGATAGAAGACAAATTACAGCAAGAGAGATTGATGAACGTCATGAAGAGAAGTTACTTGCGCTTGGTCCAGTACTTGAACAACTTAATCAAGATCTCTTGGACCCACTTATAGATGTGGCGTTTGATTTACATATTAAACAAGGATTAATTCCTGAGCCTCCGGAAGAACTTCAAGGCGTAGGGCTTAAGGTTGAATATGTTTCAATCATGGCTCAAGCTCAGAAGCTTGTTGGATTAGCGGGTATTGATAGATTCAGTGGGTTTGTAGCTAACCTTATGCAGGTAGCTCCGGAGATAAAAGATAAGTTAAATGTAGATCAATTTGTTGATGAGTACGCAGATATCACTGGCGTTCCACCGACACTTGTATTCACAGATGAGCAAGCGAGCGAGACTCGCTCGGTGAGAGCTGAACAAGCACAAGCCCAGCAACAAATGGCGATGGCTCAACAAGCTGCAATGACTGCAAAAGACATGAGTCAAACAAAGCTCGAGGGAACTGATGTTTTAAGTAGAGCGCTTGGGGTTCCAAGTGCGTAATAATAATTTAAAAAGGGGAAATAAATAATGTTAAGAAGTACGGGATCTTTTACAGAAGCGGGCCAAGTTAGTGTGGCTGTTCAGATAATAAATGGTGACATAGGAAGATTTGTATTAAGTGGGACTTTTGTAGGAACTGTAATCATGCAAGTTTCTAATGATTTGTCTAAGTGGGAAACTGTGTCCACAAGATCTACAACTGGAAGTTCTACAAGTTTTAAAGTAACAAGCGGGGAAAAGGGGTCTACTTATTTTAGACTTAGCTGTTCGGCTTATACAAGTGGAACCATTTCTTATAGTTTTTATGATCGTGGTGATATGTATAAGAAATTCATTATCAATGCTCTTGGTAATAGTGTTGTTGGCCCAACAGCTGGCTGGGCAAGACCTGGATTAAATTTTAAAGGTTGTTGTCAGCTTCCAGCAAGTAACACAGCATCTGATTTGATTGTTACAATTCCAACAACTGTTGCAGAAACAACAAGAATAATTGGGTATCAACTTATTGGCCAGGTTGAGTCTGCAGGAAACACAGCTTCTTTAACCTCAAGTCTTATTGTAACTAACGCAGTTGCGTCTGATCCTGTTGAGGTAGTTCTTGGTGATAACCTGTCACTTAGCTTCACAGCGGATACAGAGCTTGGCGCTACTTCTGCATCAAGTGGATATATAAACTATGTTTCAAAACCGGATGATGTAATTCATTTTTACATTACGGGCACAACAGCAGCATCAACAGATATTGTTCTTCAAGGAATAATTCTTTATTACGAGGAGATTTAAACTTTGGAAAAAGCACTCGTAACAAACCCAGCTGATGAGGCGCAGGTAAAAGCTGCGCGTGAAAAAGAAAAGTTCGGCAGGGATTTAGAATTATCTGACATGAAGTTTCTTTTGAATACAGTTCAGGGGAGACGAGTGCTGTGGCGTTATCTAAAAGACTGCGGAATATATCAGAGCAGCTTTAGAACAAGTAGCGAGATTTACTTCTTAGAGGGTCAGAGAAACATAGGACTAAAGATCCTAGCTGACATTCAAGAAGCAGATGCTGAGTCTTACATCAAGATGATGTTAGAAAACAAAAAGGAGAGAAACTAAATGCAACAAGAAAAAGTAGCAACAGCCCCAGATACAACGAAAGCTGTTGATACATTAATAACTTCACCCGGAATGAATGCAGATGCAGAGAAGATATTCGATGGAAATGCAGTTGTCCCTGTGGTTGAGAGCAAAGATAAAGAAGTAGTTGAAGAAACAAAAGTAGAAGAAAAAGTTGAAACTCCCACAGAGTATAAACTTGAGTTACCGGAAGGATCATTACTTGATCAGGCCGCGCTGGAAGCCGTCACAGATTTTGCGAAATCTAAAGGGCTGTCCGAGGAAGTAGCCAAGGAAATGCTTACAAGAGAAGGCACTCTTCTATCAAGTTTTGTAGACAATCAAAAAACACAATTCGTAGAAGTACGTAAGAACTGGGTTGAGAGCATTAAAAAAGATAAAGAATTTGGCGGCGAAAAATTTAACGAGCACGCTGAGTTGGCTAAAAGAACATTAAAAGAGTTTGCAGATGATGAGTTTATCAAGGGTCTTGATGACACTGGATACGGCGATAATCCTGCGCTCTTTAGATTTCTTGTAAAAGCTGGCAAGAAGCTCGGCATAATGAATAGCGGCCTAGTTAAATCAAATGTTCAAGCCTCAGCTCCTAAGGAAGACTACGAGTTATTTTACGGAAATAGTAATAAGGAGTAATTTAAAATGGCAGCAATTGGCTCAAACGTAGCAACACTTGTAGATTTTGCAAAACGGTTAGAACCCGACGGCAAGACTGCAAAGATCGCAGAACTTTTATCACAACGAAACGAAATCCTTGACGACATGCTTTGGATGGAAGGAAATCTTCCAACAGGCCACAGAACAACTGTAAGAACATCACTTCCTTCAGTTAGTTTTCGTGCGCTTAACGAAGGTGTTTCACCAAGTAAATCAACAACTGAACAAGTAGACGAGGCATGTGGAATGCTCGAAGCTTGGTCAGAAGTTGATAAAGATTTGGCTGAGCTTAACGGCAACACTAACTCTTTCAGACTTTCTGAAGCACAAGCTTTCCTTGAAGCAATGAACCAAAAAATGGCTGAGAAACTTTTCTACGGAAATGCAGCTGTTACACCTCGTGAGTTCACAGGATTTGCACCTCGCTATAACGCTTTGACTGGTAACATTGCATCTAACGTCATCACTGGCGGTGGATCAGGATCAGACAACAGCTCAATCTGGCTCGTGTGCTGGGGCGCTAACACAGTTCATGGTATTTTCCCTAAAGGATCTAAAGCTGGATTAACTCACGAAGACATGGGTCTTGTGACTGTTGAAACAACTGCAGGTATTGCTGGAAACAGAATGCGTGCATATCAAGATCACTGGCAGTGGAAGTGTGGTCTTGCAGTTCGTGACTGGCGTTATATTGTTCGCGTGCCGAACATCGACATCAGTAACCTTGTTGGAAAATCATCAGCAGCTGACTTGGTAGAGCTTATGATCAAAGCAACACACAGAATTCCTAACATGAACATGGGCAAACCCGTATTCTACATGAACAGATCTTGTTTCCAAATGCTTGACATCTTCCGTCGTGATGATGTTATTTCAGGCGGTCAACTTTCTTTCGACGTAGTTGATGGCAAGATTCAATATTCTTTCCGTGGAATTCCAATCAAAGTTAGTGATCAACTTCTCGAAACAGAAGCAGCATTAACATAATTTAAACGAGTAAAAGGAGAATAGATAAAATGATCTTAGATGCACAAGCACTCTTTTCAGACAGCCAAGCAATTACTGCTACAGCTGTATCAACCAACGCATACGACCTTAAAAAAGTTTCTCAAGATGTAGGAACAGGCGAGCGTCTTTATTTATATGTGACTGTAGTAACTGCTTTCACAGATTCAGGAAGTGACTCAACTGTTGCAGTAACACTTGTAACTGATGACAACTCTTCTTTAAGTTCAGCAACTGCTGTACAAACACTTGGAACATTTGCTGCTTTGTCAGCTGTTGGTTCTAAATTGGTTGTGCCAATTGCTTCTAACTTAACTTTAGAGCAGTACATCGGACTGAACTACACATTAGCTAACGGAAACTTGACCACTGGTGCTGTCACCGCTGGAATTGTTACAGAAGCTGATTTGTATAAAGTTTATCCTAAAGGATACACAATCAGTTAATTAGAGGAAAATGATTATGAAAGTTATTGCTATTCAACCTGGATTTTTCAATGCAAGAGTTTATGAAGCGGGAGAAGTTTTTGAGATAGAGGCAAAGGAAGGCTTTAAGCTTGACGGCCATAGTAATAAACTTGTTCCGACTAAGATCTCTGTAGATGAACAATTCTCTGAGAAATGGATGAAGAAACTTGATGAGAGTGAAGCTTTAGGACTCGAAGTAAAGAGCGAGGTTATTCCTGATGCAGCACCCAAAAAGAAGGGGCGTCCATTTGCCGGAAAAGTTGAAAGCAATAACTTAGAAGTCATATAATAGAATTACTTTAAGGGGTGACTCGGGCTGGAACTGAGCACCCCTTAATCTTTTTAAAGGGGAAACTTAATGGCAACAAGGACGGCAGCGATAACAGAAATCAAGGGATTTGGTGAGTTCGCGCATCAGGTTCAATGGACAGGTCTTCTTAACGGAGACGATGGAAGTCCCATCGCAATGCCTGGCCATGTTTTTAGAAGCGTACAATTCACAGGCACATTCGGTGCAGGTGGAACTATTCAGATTGAGGGTAGCAACGACGGCACTAACTATGTTGTGTTGACTGACTTTCAAGGAAACAACATCTCTAAAACCTCTGCGGCTTTAGAGGGTGTACAAGAATTAACATATTATATTAGGCCAAGAGTTACAGCAGGGGACGGCACGACCGCACTTGTTGCTACTCTTGTTATGAGAAGGGGCGTGTAGAGTGAGTAATCTATCTAAAGTAGCTGAGGACGTAAAAGGACTCGCTAAGAAATTTCAATCAATATTAGAACTTGCAGCCGCTCTTGACGGTATTGGCTCTATTGAGCAAGCAACAAGAGATGCAGAGTCTGCAAAGATGAAAGCATATAACGAGATGGAACTTGCTAAGTTTTCATTGTCTGATGCTAAAAAAGATTTAGCAAAAGCAGAAGAAGCTATTAAAGCAGCTGATGCAAAGGCTTATGATATTGCCAGCAAGGCAAATGAAAAAGCTGCTGAGATACTTGCTGAAGCTGTATCTGTTTCAAACAAGAAGATTCAAGAAGGCGATAAAAAGAAATTAGTTCTTGATGCTCAGTTTAATGATGCGTGCAAAGAACTTGCATCACTTCAAGCTGAGATAGCTGGAAAGAAAAACGAATTAGAAGACGTTAAAGCTCAAATCAATTCTATTAAAAGTAAACTACAAGCATTTGTAGGATCTTAAATGGACAAGAAGGCGTTTAGCCCTACGGGGAAAACCATTCTTGTGGTTGCGGCTACAACTGCTCCAACTGGTCAACAGTGCCCAGAGAATGGAACTGTTCAGGGCATTCAGTATAGAGTGCATAATGCTGGATCGGTAACTGCATATTTGTCTTTTGGCAAGACATCGGCTGAAGCTATAGCAAGTGCCGTTATCCCTAGCGGGACATCACAAGAATGTTTTCCATTGCCCGCTGGAATTGTAGAGGTTTTATCTTTTCCAGTTGGATCTTTTTTTACAGGAATTACAGTGAGTAGTACGGCTAATGTTTTTATAACTCCTGGAAAGGGTATATAGGATGGCTCTTCATTCCCCTGGCGGAGGAAGCGGTGGCGGCGGAGGAAGCGGTTCATGGTCTATAACTGGTAACTCAGGAACTACAGCCGGAACTAACTTTCTTGGAACTACTGATGATGTTGATGTCTCTATAAAAAGAAACAACGTTGAGGTCATCCGAATTGATGATGAGTCACGCGTAGGAATACAAACAGATACTCCACAAAATCCACTACACATTAACGCTACAGTCAGTGCAACTATCAATTCAGTTGTAACTGCAAGTGTAACCACAGCAAACCAAACTCTTAATACAAGTCCTACGGGATCTGTTAGTCAAATTGCTGAATTTGGCACTGTTAACATTGATAGCATTTCGCAAATAACTGGAAGTGGTAGTTATACGGCTAACGGCCAAACAATTGATTATCAAATCTACCAAGCCATTCTATCTAATGGCAGCTATTATAAATCTTCATATTTTGCGTCTGGGTCTTTTACAGATACAATAAACGACGGGTCAACTAACTTTGAGCTGTCACTTTCCATATCAGGCATAGATTCAAATTGTGATTATTTTTACGTTGAGAAACAAATTAATAGTGGTGGTTTTACTGACAGTGAAATTGTATCAGCTTCAAACTCGTATTTAGACTCAAATTTCTCTGGGTCAGCAAGTCCCAACTCATGGCCAAATCAGTACGGGCTGTTCTACACAACTCCAAGCGCAGGAAGTGGAATTTCCGGTCAAGAAATAGATATAGGTTTTGGTAACTATTTTGAAAGCGGAATAAATTACCTTTGTGACATACGCAGTGCCACAAATATTGGCGGAGTTTATTTCTGTGAGCAAACAGGTTTTTCTGGGAGTTTCACAGATGCCAACATGGGCAACACTTTTAACATTCAATGGGATTGGACGCCTGGGTCAGGTGATGAGCAAGTCATACGCATGTCGTCTGACGGGGGCTCAAGTTGGACTTATTTATTCGTAGGCGGGATGTCTTCAAGCTTTGTTTTTAATGGACAAGGTAACGACTCTATTGCCGAAACTGCTTGGTCAAATGATATATCAGGGGCACAGGTTCAGTATCAATTTAAGTGTTTTGCAAAAACAGCCGCGCCTAGCGGTAACATGGTATACAATCCAAACGCAGATGCATATTACGCAACAATAACTACTCCTAACGTATATTATATTTTTAAGCACACGTTTTCTGGACTAAGCAGCCCTTGGGGTAAGATTCTTGCTGACTATAATGTTGGAGTTTCTTTTGGTCAGGAAATAATTGACTCCGTTTTTGTGGATGTTGGATATAATACATGGGGAAGCGGGCCTTCCCTTAGCCCTACGACTTTTGCATTTGGAAGTGGGACAACTAGATACTTCAAGTTTGTTGGCTTTAACGGAACTATTTATTCAGGCACTCCATTAGTAGTAAACGCTACAACAAGCGGATCGCAATACTTTACTGGATCGTTTAGTTATCCAAGTGGAGTAACTACAGTTAAGGTTTTAGTTTCAAGTAACGGTGTAACATACACTGGATCTAAAACAATTAGCTCACCAACAACTACGTTTACTTTAGATGCTACTGATGGGTCGTTTAATGGAAGCACAACAATAGCACCTACAAGCCTTGTTCCAACTGGGGCACGAATTGATAGAAATCAAACATCGTTAACGGATGTTCCTCACCTAGTTCTTGTCGATAATAGCAATACTGGCACTCGCTATATGTCACTTGGTTTTGGTGTGGCTTCATCTGTAACGGGCGCACCAAGCATATTAGCTAATTTAATTTGCACATCATCTACTGGATATCTTTCTTTTGGCACAGGTAGAGTTTCGGGATTCACTAACACGTCACAAAGCTCCGAAGCTTGGAGGCTTGGTAACGATTATTCCTTTAACATAAATAGAAGTTCATCAAATCACTTTACATTTTACGGGCCGACTGCAAGTGCAGATCCTTTCTATATATTTTCAGCAGGTGACTCAAATAGAGGAACTGTTTACTTCGGACAAGCAACAACGTCTTTTGGAACTAGCTCTAAAGTAGTTATTGCACCGACAGCGGGTGGCACAATAGGACTTCACTTTAGAAGATCTTCAGAGTCTGCTGATAACATTCTTTTTGATACTAGCGGATCTTATAAAGCTGGTTGGAACTCTACTGGAAGGATGTTTTTAAATGCAACGGCTTCTAGCTCAACAGCTTGGCTTCTTATCGGAGGCACAAACTCAGGTGCTCAAATAAGATTAGGTGCAGGCGGTGCTGGGACTGGAAGTGTAGACGGCGACATATGGAATGATAACGGCAATAAATCTATTAAGGTTTATTCAAATGGAATAGCCCATACTGTTACAGGCGGGTTTTTTGCGCAAACGGCAAGTGTTACTGTTGCAAATACAACAACTGAAACAACCGTTACAAGCACTGGGCAAGGAACGCTTACCCTTCCCGCTAACTTCTTTACAGTTGGAAAAACAATTGAATACGTGTTCAGTGGTTTTTATACAACAACTGGAACGCCGACTTTAAACTTTAAATTTAAGTACGGGTCTACAGTTTATGTAGCGACTGGCACGGTCACACTTCCAACAATCGGAAGTAGCTCTTTGTTCACTGGCAGAATCAGGGTTACCTGTAGAACAACTGGGGGCTCTGGAACAGTATTTGTTCAAGGTCATATGGACTATCGAGGAACGACGGTGACTTTTGCTCAGTTGGTTTCCACAAGTGCGCAAACAATAAACACAACAACTACTCAAGCGGCAACGTTAACTGCACAGTGGGGCACGGCTGCAGTGGCAAACACTTTAACACTCACAAATTTTAATACGGCAGGGATTTTTTAATATGGCTTTAAAGAAACAAGTAAAAACAAAGTTCAACATAGACGCTGAATATTGGCGAGTAGAGCACGTGCGGTATTTAAAAGAAGATGGGAACATATGGGCCTTATTGGCTGTGTATGTAAACGCAGAGGCTGCAAAGGTTTCTACAACTGGATTTGATTCTGTAGAAGTTAACTTTAAACCGGAAAGTCTAGCTTCTGACTGGCGTGCTCTTGTTTACGCAGAAGCAAAACAAACAGAACTGGAAGGCGCGGAGGATTGCTAAAATGGACGTTAATCAACTCAAGGTTCAAGCCTTTGACTTAATCGCAGCGAAAGAAAAGCACTTAAAAGCAGTAGATCAACTCAACAAAGAATTGCAAATAGTTTTAGATAAGATGGCGGAGTTAGAGGCGTCAAACAATGGCATCAAGCAAGACTGAAATAGCAAACATGGCGCTTAGCCATCTCGGACAAGGTGCGGAGATCGCGAATCTTGACACAGAAAACTCTGAAGCTGCAAATGCTTGTAGAAGATTCTATGAACTTGCAAAAGATGAAACCATTCGGGATGTGCCGTGGCCATGGGCAACGCGCTTTGCAGAGCTTGCATTAGTTGAAGAAGATCCGACAGAAGAGTGGGCGTATTCATATCGCTACCCAACGGATTGTTTAACTATAAGAAGAATTTTATCAGGAAGTAGAAATGATTCTCGTCAAAGCAGAATCCCTTATAAAATTGTTCAAGATGATAGTGGCTTGCTTGTCTATACAGATTTAGATAGCGCTTCTATTGAGTACACTGTTAGAGAAGATAATCCTGGGAAATTTCCCTCAGATTTTGTGGTGGCACTTAGCTATAAATTAGCATGGTATATAGCGCCAAGACTAACCAAGGGAGATCCCTTTAATTTAAGGGCTAATGTAGAGAAGGCCTATTCTTATAGCATTTCTAAGGCAGCTAGAAATTCTTTTAACGAGCAAGCCGAAGAAGAACCCGTGCAATCTGAATTCGTGCGAGATAGAGAATAGCTATGGAAAAAGGCGAGTTATTTAGTGTTTTTAAAACTTTTGTCAGTAAATATACTGTGGATAATAAAACTAAATGTTGGAATTGGGATGGGTATAAAACAAAGTCTGGATACGGAGTGTTTCTTTATAAGAAAAGCTCCACCCGCGCTAATAGGTTATCTTACAGTTTATTCAGGGGGAATTTTGATAAATCGTTATTTGTTTGTCACAAATGTGATAATCGAAAATGCGTAAACCCTGATCATCTTTTCCTAGGCACTCATCAAGACAATATGGATGATATGAAGTCAAAGGGCAGGGCTGCGAGTAAAAAAAAGGGAAAAACAAAATACGATAGAATAGTTGATGGTCAGGGGGTTTTAAATTGCAAATGCGATGAGTGTGGGGGCGATACTTACTATATACCCAAGAATCAATTAGAGCCGTATAAAACAGGTAAAAAGTTTTGCGGAAAACGATGTACTGCCTTGTTTGTTAATAGATTGAAATTAAAAGATAGGGGAACTGTGAATTGTCTTAGTTGTAAAAAATCAATCATAGTAGTGCTTGGAAAATCATTACCTAAAAAATATTGTTCCAGGGATTGTTATTTAAAAAGAAGAGAAGCAAAAACATGAGCGTAACTCGCCAACTATCATTTTCCGGCGGGGAAGTCAGTCCCGCGCTCTACGGAAGAGTAGATTTACAAAAATATCAGAGCGGATTAAAGACTCTTTCTAATTTTGTTGTAGCTCGTCACGGAGGGCTCTTTAACCGTGCTGGCTTTCAATTTGTTGGTGAAATAAAAGATTCTACTTACGTTTGTAGATTAGTTAAATTTGTATTTAATAATGATCAAACGTACATGTTAGAGTTCGGACACTTAACAATGCGTGTGATTAGAAACGGCGCATACCTTTCTGATTTAACAAAAACAATTACAGCTGTATCATCAGCAAATCCTGCTGTGGTTACGTACTCGGGCGCAGACGATATTAGCAATGGCCAAGAAGTCGCTATGAGCGAGTTTGGTGGTGCCATGGGTGATTTCCTTAATGGGCGTAATTTTAAGATAGCCAACGTAAATGCTGGGGCTAACACATTTGAGCTACAATATCTTGATGGAACAAACGTAAACACTACAGCTGTTACAGCTTTTGCAGGTAGTGCTTTTGCAAAAAGAATTTATACTATTGTTAGTCCTTACTCAGCATCGGATCTTTCAACGCTTCAATACGCACAGAGTGGTGATGTAATTACGTTCACACATCCATCGTATGCGCCTCAGAATCTTTCACGTACAGGACATACATCATGGACGTTTGCGCCTATATCATTTGTTCCAAGTATTTCTAGGCCTACGAATATTTCAACAAACGGAACTGCGGGCGGCGTAAATATAAAATATAAGGTCACGGCTGTTAAGGCTGAGACGTATGAAGAATCACTTGTTGCTCTAGCAGCTACACAAACATTGACGTCTATAACAAAAGCAAACCCTGCGGTTGTTACCTATGTGGGCGCTGATACGTATGTTAACGGCGATCAGATTTATATAACGGGCTCAGACATGACTGAGGTTAATGGCAATTATTATACGATAGCCAACGTAAACGCAGGAGCTAACACATTTGAGCTACAAGGTATAGATTCAAGCGGATATGCTGTAGTCGGGACTACTGGTAACATTAACAGAACACATTCAACTTTTCTTTCTGTAACATTATCATCAGCCAATCCATCAACAACAACATGGGTAGCATCAGCGGGCGCTGTTGAATACAACGTCTATAAAGAAGCAAATAACTCAGGGATCTTTGGGTTTATCGGAATAGCTCAGGCTAACTCTTTTACTGATCCAGGCATTACTCCTGACACTTCAGACACAGCACCCGACGAGAGAAATCCGTTCGAAGCTGCTGGGGATTATCCTTCGTGCGTAGGGTATTTTCAACAAAGAAGAATATACGCAAACACGAACAATAATCCTGAGAGCGTGTACGCATCTAGAACAGGACAGTTTAATAACTTCACAGTCTCATCACCCATTCAAGATGATGATGCAGTGACGTGGACAATGGCAGGTAGGCAAGTAAACGAAGTCAGACACATCATTGATATTGGTGAGCTTATAATGTTCACAGCAAGTGGTGAGTGGGCTGTGGGCGGAAACGATGCAGGAATATTACTTCCAGGTGCCGTGAACCCTAAGCAGCATTCATATAACGGAGCATCTGAAGTACTGCCTCCTATTATTATTAACGGCAATGCTCTCTACGGGCAAGCGCGTGGGTCTGTAATTAGAGATCTTGGATTTGATCAACAGATTGATGGCTATAGGGGAAATGACTTAACTATTTTCTCTAACCATTTGTTTGATAACTACACTCTTCTTGATTGGGATTATCAGCAAATACCACACTCAGTCGTGTGGGTTGTTCGTGATGATGGGAAACTTCTAGGGCTTACATATGTCAGGGAGCATCAGATATGGGCATGGCACGTTCATGAGACTGACGGCATTGTCGAGAATGCTTGTGTAATCCCTGAGGGAAATGAAGACTTTTTATACATAGTTGTTAAAAGAACTATCGACGGTGAAGAGAAAAAGTATGTTGAGCGTATGTCTACTCGTTTAATAAACGAGGTTGAAGATTGTAAGCTCTTAGATAGTTTTCTTACTTACGATGGACGCAACACGAATACAGCTACTAAAATGCGTTTAACTGGCGGCACAACATGGGCGTATGATGAGAGCATAGTTGTTGAGTGCAACACTAGTTTTTTTAGTACAACGCTTGATGTAGGAAAACAAGTTCACATAACTCTTGGGGATGAAGTAATTCGCGTCACATTAATTGCAGATGCTGGAAACTCGCCCACAGAATTCCTGTGTAGGCCAAACAGAACAGTGCCTGTAAGTATGCGAGACACGTACATTGAAACGTGGTCACTAGCTGTGAATACAGTTGGGGGCTTATGGCACTTAGAAGATAAAGAAGTTTCTATTTTCGCTGATGGATTTGTGGTAGCTAGTCCTAACAATAATGCATACGATATTGTTACAGTCACAGCAGGGACAATCACTCTTGATAACTATTATGGAGTTATCCATGTTGGCATTCCTTATACATCGGATATCGAGACTTTAAATATTGACACTGTTCAAGGTGAGACACTTGCAGATAAGAATAAATTAATTACAGAGCTAACACTTTTTGTTCAAGATACTAGGGGGATTTTCGCAGGGGATCTACCGCCTACTGGCGATGATATGCTTGAGAATCTACGTGAAGTTAAAATAAGAAACACCGAAGGGTATGACGATCCCGTGGCATTAACTACGGGCATTATGGAAGTTCAGCTAAACGGATCTTGGGAAAACAATGGGCGCGTGTTCATTAGAAATGTTGACCCCGTCCCATGCAGTATTTTAACAATCGTGCCGGGCGGATACATTCCATTTAAGGGGTAAAATTATATGAGCGGTGAATCAAGTAACGCATCAACAGCAGCGGTCTTTTCTGGGGGACTTAATTTAGCCTCAGGGATTTCTCAATATTCTGCATCAAACATGCAAGGCAGATACGCACAGGCAGCGGCTGAGGACAACGCAAGACTTATTGATAGGCAGGCAGCGGACGTTGTACGCAGAGGATTTAATGAAGCTAGCCTTTATAAGAAAAAGATAAAGCAAACACAGGCCAGTCAGAAGGTATCACTTGCAGCGCAAGGCATTGAGATAAGTGGAGACACAGCATTGCAGATCCTTCAAGAAACCGCTGAAATAGGTGAGGTGGATGCGATGACAATTAGAAATAATGCTTATCGCCAAGCTTACGGTCTTAAGGCACAAGCCATTGATTTAAGAGCGCAAGGAAAGTTTTCTCGTGCCGAGGCATCTGCTCGTGGAATGAGTTCACTTGTAACTTCGGGACTTAAGGCTTTTGATAGTTTTTACTCTGCCACAAGCTCGCCCAAGGAAACAAAAAAATACGACGCTAGAAACATGTCTTCAAACGATTATGGTTCTTATTCTAAGAAATCGAGGACAGCTTAATGCCAACGGTTCCACGAATATCCACTCCTCGCGTACAAGAAGAAGGCCTGCCTGGTGCAAGAAATACTCCTCTGCCGTCGGCTGATGCGCTTGGGGGAGGGCAGTCAGCTGCGACGGCATTTAATGCTGTTGATGATGCTTTTCAAAAGATAAAAAGAAACGCTGATGAAGTAGCCGTTCTTGATGCTCAGAATAGATTGTCTGAGTGGGAGCAAAAGAAGTTATATGATGCCAAAGAAGGACTACTTGTCACTAGGCAAGGTAAAGACGCGCTTGGAATAGCTGATGAAGTACAAGTCGAGTATGAGAAATACACTTCTGAAATTGAGAATGGATTGTCCGGTAGAAGCCAGCAAGAAGCTTTTAGAAGATTACGTTCTGATAAGTTTAATGATATTAATAAAATTGTTCAGCGACACACTACCAACGAGATTGAGAAGTATGATGACGAGCAAACGCAATACGGCATCAAGCTCGAACAAGCGAACGCGCTAAAAAACTTTACTGATGAAAACTCTGTAATGAAGTCTATCAATAAGCAAAGCGAGATGCTTTATGCTTTTGGGAAACGCAAAGGACATTCACAAGAATGGTTCGATGTTGAGAACGCTAAGCTTATAAGTCAGACGCAAGTAGGTGTTCTTGATAACATAATGACAAGCGATTCAGCTATGGCTGACATTGCGGCTCAGGAATACTTTGATAAGCACAAGGATTCATTTACTGAAGAAGACCGTCCGAAGGTTGAGAAGGCTTTACTTGAGAAGACTTTACTGGGTAAGGCTACAAGAAAAGCGGATGAAATATTTGCTAAGAATAAAGGATCACAAGTCTCTGCTTTAAATGAGCTACAAAAAATTGAAGATCCAAAAGAGAAGTCAGCAACGCGCTCACTTCTTAATCAATACTTTAATGATCTTGATGGCGCTAAGCTTCAAGATGAGAAAACTAAATATAAGTTCTTGTATAATGAACTAGCTAAATCAGGCTGGGATCAAAAGACTTTAACTAAGTACGCAAGCACGTTGAGCTTACTTGAGCCCTCTAAGCAACAGGACTTAAGGACTTTAACTGGCGCTGTACGTGGTGGAAAAGCTGATAGGGATTCGGACCCTAATATTAAATATAAGCTAATTGATTTAATGAAGACGCCTGAAGGGTTTTCTGAGCTTGAGAAAATTAACCTTGAAGACCCTGAATTTAAGAAAAAACTATCTACCCGCGACTGGAACTATTTCGATAGTGCTCAGAAAAAAGGGTTTAATAGCGATGAGAATAACTTCTCAAGAGAAGTAACCAAGGCTTTTGATAACGTATATAGAGAAGCTGGATTCACCATACCTTCAAAGAAATCAGCACCTAGTGTACATGCTGAGTATAACCATTTTGTTGAGCAAGTACGCGCCCAAATGAAATCAGAGGGTGCCACTTCTTTTGAGAAGGCTACAGAGATCTCTAGAAGATTAACTAAAGAAAGAGTATTAAATAAAGGTTTTTTTAATACTAGTAGATCTTTATTTAAAGCAAGGCCAGAGGAAATCGACGTTAACGATCTTGATCCCACAACCGTTAATGTACTTAAAGAAAAGTTTCAAAAGAGATTTGGTAGAGAGCCAACAGAGCTAGATATCCAAACCAATTATTTAAATGAAATGAAAAAGGGTAATATTTAATGGCAATGTTCGACGATCTTGTTGAGGCCACGCCTGAAACAGAAGCTGATACTGTTAAGCAGAACTTATTTGCAACGGAAGACATACAACCCGCTCACGAGGCTGAGGTTGTAAACATTGCAGATAGCTTCAAGACAAGTCCTGAGTTCGTTCGAACAAGCTTTGCTGACTTTCAAAAAAAACACTTACAACCAAAGCCTGAAGAGATTGATGCTCTTTCAGTAACTAATCCCAAAACAACTTCATACATGGCCCAGAGTCCAAGCATGACGGCGCTTATGAAAGATAAGATCCCTCAGATGAAATCCATTGAGGATACCATTAGTGAGTATGGGTTTTTAGCTAAGAGTTATAAAGCGCTTAATGCGGGAACGGCTTCGGCTATTTCTGGAATATTAAAGTTTCCTAAGCTTGGCTATGATGTTGTTGCAAACACAATTGTTAATCCTATAGGTGAGAAGCTAGGGTTTGACCCTGTAAAGTCTGAGCAATATTTTCAAGGAGGCATGCTTAATGAGACCATTAAGCTCTTTGATGATATCGCCCAGTCTGAATCAGGTAAGGTTGTAGAACTGCAGGACTCCATTCTTGATCAAGCAAGTAAGGGGAATTACGAAGGTGCTGCTAAAAGCATTTATTACTCAACACTTCAATCAATGCCGAATACTCTTACGGCTATCGTATCTACAATGGCAGGTAATCCGGCTTACGGGCTTGCATCTATCTTTGCATCTGCTTCGGGATCTAAATACGAAGAGAATTTAAAACTACAAAAAGAAAGAAAAGCAGCTACTCCTGAAGAGTTAGCTAACAAGCCACAGATAAGTGATAACGAAGCCATCCTCAATGCTGTAAGTAGTGGATCTATAGAGGTTGTTACAGAAAGGCTTTTCGGAGCTTTTAACGGGCTTAAAAAATCAATAACCCCAATGGTTAAGATATTAACCAAAGAAGCCGGGGCTGAATCAACTAAGCAGATACTAAAGCAAACGCTAAAGACAATGGCATCAAGCTCTGCTGAAGAAGGCTTCGAAGAAGTTTTAGCAAGCGGGTCAAATGACTTTGCTGATTACATGATGGATGTAAATCCTGACGCTCTTCAAATGAAGGGCTTTGTAAAAAGAATGGTTGAGTCCGGAATTGTGGGTGCATCGAGCGGTGGCTTTATGACAAGTCCCGCAGCACTGGGGCTTGCTTATCAACAAAAGAGATCTATTAAACAAGCTCAACTAAACAGAGACACGTTGTTGGCTATGGGCCCTAAGTTTAATGATCCTAAATTTAAAGAAGGGCTTCCTAAAGCAAACAGAGACTTCGTTGCTCATACAACTAAAGGAACACCGCTTGAAAATGTCGGCGTTAAGATTGGTGTCTTTGATGCTTACTTTCAAGAAAAGAAATTAGATCCTGCACAAGCTGCTGCTGAGATGGGCGTAAGTAAAGAATACGATCAGGCAAAAGCAACGGGTGATATCGTTCAAATCCCCATTACAAACTGGGCTGAGAGAGTTGTGGGAACTGAAGTTGAGCGCGGGCTTATTGATGATATTAAATTAAAGCGAGAAGCTGATTACGATTTAAGTGTTAACGAAGCTAAAGAAGAAAAAGCAAAATCTGTTGAGCAGTTTAACGAGCTACAAGCACAAGAAGAAAAACAAAAAACCATTGAAGAGTCTACTCGTGAGATCTCAAAAGATTTAGAAACTAAGTTGTCTAACAATGGTATTTACGCAAAAGACCAAGCTAAGGCGATGGCTTTTACAATGGCTGAGAGCTACCGCGTGCGCTCTGAAGAAGTGTATGCAGGTCGCGATCCGTTAGAAGTTTATAAAACTGAAGGGCTTAAAGTTCTTGGATTTGAGAATACACCTGAGGGTATGCAAGGGTTTGAGCAAGCAAGCCCACAGGACAAGGCTGCCTACAACAAGGCAAATGATGCACGCATAAGTTTAAAGAATGAAATTGTTGATCTCATGGAGGCTAACAATGACTACCTTGGATTTAATTCTGCAAGTGAAGCTATTGCAGAGATCACTAAAAATGGCTCCGGATCATTAGATCTTGCTGGAAAGGTTGAACTTGCAGCTAAGATTAACGACTACATCGCAAACGACAAAGAAGCTGTAGCTATTCGCAGTAAGTTTAAAGAAACTAAAAAAAGTAAGAACGAAACAAAAAAACAAGCAGACCGCACTAAACAAGTGCGCGGCTTCTTCGATCCAGTAGCCAAGCTCATAGGACTTGTTAAAAAGAACGCTAATCTTACAACATTCATGCACGAGGGCGGGCATGTGTGGCTTGATCAAATGGCTCAAGATTATAAATATCTTAAGTCACAAACGGAATTAAACCCCAAGCAAGAAGCTTATTTAGAACGTGCTGAGACAGTTTTAAAATATCTAGAAGTTAAATCCTTTGATGAAATAAAAACAGAGCACCACGAGAAATGGGCAAGATCTTTTGAGGCCTATTTGCTTGAAGGCAAAGCTCCTTCTGAGAGACTGCTTAAAGCCTTCAAAGCTTTTGAGACTTGGTTCTTAGATATTTATAAATCTATCAGAGGACTTGAGGCTGAGGCTGGAACTAAGATTGAACTTAACCCTGAGATAAGAGATGTCTTTGATAGACTTCTTGCCACAGATGAAGAGATTCAAAAAGCACAGAAACAATACACCCCGCTCTTTAAAGATGCCATTAAAGCTGGCATGTCTAAAGAGCTTGCTAACAAATGGTATAAGGTAAGTAGCGAAGCAGGTGAAGCTGCATCTGCACTCGTTACAAAGCCAGTGATGGCTGACTACCAGAAAAAACAAACAGCACTTTATAAAGAAGAGCGATCAAAGGTTAAGGCAGATCTATTAGAAACTTTACTTGAAATGCCTGAGCAAAAAGCTCTCACTGCCATTGAAACAGATGAGCAGATTAAGTCTATGCCTGTAGAAATACAAGCCGAGACGTTTGGGTATCCTGTAAACGATTTTAAAAAGATTATGGATCAAGCCCGCTTTGATAGAACTGAAGGGGTTAATGATCTAGCTGATGCTGAGATGGAAAGACGTCATCCTGATTCTATAAATGAATTAGAAGAAGCTGCCGTTGAAGCTGTTCATAATGATAAGAAAGCTGAGCAAATAAGAATAGAGGCTGAGTTCTTAGCTGAGAAGTTAAGTGATAAGGCCATTGCTAAAAGATTAATTGAAAGACTTCCTAATAGTAAAATACTTAAGGAAGAAGCCATTCACAGAATAGCTTTAAAGAATGTTGAAGACATTAAGCCTTACGTGTTTGAAAGGGCTGAAAGAGCTGCCTCTAAGGAAGCTGCTGATGCGTTTAAGAAAACAGAAGGCAAGGGAGTAGCTGAAACAGAAGAGCTTTTACAAAAGGCTTTTGATGCTAAAAGGCGAGAGCTTTTAAATCATGAGATGTTTAAGGCATCTATTGAAGCTCAGAAGTTCGTTGAGAAAAAAGTAAAAGAATATAAAAAACTATCTAAGTCAGATGAAAAGATAAGTGCTGTCAGGGATATTGATTATGTGAACGCAGCTAGGGCTGTACTTGCTAATTACGGAATAACAAGAGCCGAGAAAACCGCTGAAGAATACCTTGATAAGGTTAAGAGATATGAGCCTAAAAGATATGAAGGGCTCATTAATATAGTTAAGTCTGCAAGTGACGGGGCTGATCTTTATAAGAAAGTTTCGTTTAATAAGTTTAATCAAATGACTAGAGCTGTTGATGCTCTGTGGAGTTTATCAAAATCAACGGAACAACAAACAATCGACGGCGTTAAGATGAAGCGAGAAGAAGTTGTTAAATCGCTTGTAGATAGATCAACCGACTGGGTTAAGTCAAAAGCTAGTGAAGCTAAGTACGCTTCAACAAAAGCTAAGCACGGGGGCTTTAAGGTATTCGGCATGGGTATTAAAGCCGCACTTACTCGCATAGAGCCGTGGGTTGATTTCATGGATAACGGCAACCCTAACGGCATATTTAGAAAAGCCATTTGGGCACCCGTATATGATGCGAGTGTAAAATATGACCTTAAAAAAAATGAGGTCATGACTAACTTTAAAGACAAGCTTCATGCTTATGCAAAAGATTTTAATAAGAATCCAATTGCAGCAGGTGAGCTTTTAACGAATGAAGACGGTAAGCAATTACCATTTG